TGCCCTTGGCTGGGTCTGTGGTGACTTCATGACCCAGCCCGCCGTCAGCGGTGCCGTCAAGCGACACGGCGAATGGTAGCGTGTCGTGAAAGATGGCGTCGTGTTCTAGCTGGAGGTCAGTCAGGTTAAGCCGTTCAGCGGCGGTGGTGAGGATGACGCCCTCCAAGGCGTCACCCCAATCGCAGGCTTCGTTGCCGTTGAATGGATTTGGGTTTGGCTTGCCTTCGATCGAGGCTAGTGCCTCAGCCAGCAAGTCGTTTGGCGTGCCGTAGGGCGACGCGTTAAGCAACAACGGTATGCGTGATGCGGTGACGATGTCGTCGGGTGTCTTTTTACCGACCATTTTTATTTCTCCTGTTTGACAAGGCCTCATAAGTTTCGGGGCAAGCATCAGACGGACTTAATTCGATCAATATCGGTAAATCACGAGATATAGCTTGGTATGCGGCTGTACTGAGGGCAGTAGTTTTGCTTGCGTGATACCATCTGCCAATTTCTCCATCATCAGTAATCGCTGTGACGAGCCAAGGCATTTCATCGCTTTCAACTTCAATAATCAAAACTGCATTAGTAAATGCGCCGGTGCTTGCGTCCTTGCTCGGAACTGGGCGATACTCTTTTGCGAGATTTAGAACTACGTTTTTCATTAGTTTGCTCCTTGGGCTTTTAGGCGTTCAACTTTTGATCTCCAGATGCCAACGCGACGGTTGGCAACATTTATTCTTTTTGTGAAGTGGCGATGGGCAACTCTGAGGATAGCTTTTTCTTCCATTAGCTCTGCCTCTAACTGATTGGCGTGATCGTGCCACTCATCCGCCTGTTTCTTTATTGCGTTGATGCGGTCAGCCATTTTCCTGTTATGCGCCTCAGACTGAGCCACCACGTCACGCAACGCAGTCAGCGTCTGGATAAGGTCAGCGCATACGCGCTCACCGTTCATAATTTTTTCATCCATATCCTTGATGATTTTAAGATGTTTAGTTGTGTCCATTAGTTAGTCTCCCAAGTTGGTGGTGTATGATTAGCCCCATAAAAATCCTCAGGCATACTGTTATGCTTCTGCCTGTTTTCTGAGGCCGGTATGATTTGCAAATTCCACGGCACATGAAGCCCGCAAATGTTTTCGCCTTGCAGCGGGTAATAATGGTCTACTTCATGCGGGATGCCTGTCTTATCTGTAAGAGCATCACGCTTTTTATAGAAGAAAATAAACTCCTTCGATGACACACACGACAGAGTGTGCATCTTTTTCTTCATTTGATAGTGAATAGTAAGCGCACAATATTTTGATTTATTTTTTTTATAATATTCATACTGCCTATCCCTTATCTTCCCAGAGCGCCAATCTTTTTTGCGCTTTTTGGCAATAGCTTTTTTATTGTTGTGGTAGTAAAGCAAAGACCTAGCGTTATCAGCCTTTTTATATTCTGGGTTTTTTCGCTTCTCCGTTATCCTAGCAAGACCTGCATCGTTTTGACATTTGACGCACATACCTTCTTTTACTCGCCTATTAGATATGTGTCCGTGTGTGCAGGGGTATTCTGGGTCGTAAACGCTAAAGCCAGCGCGATCAGCGGAAAACCTGTTTTCAACGGCGCGTAATGCCTGATCCCAAGAGGGCTGTGCGTCGCATTTTTTGTAAGCGTTTATAAAAGATAAAATTCTATGCTGGAGGGGATGCCTGTTTTCTTCTTGGCGCTTCTTCTCAGAATATTTTGCGCCAACAACCCTTCTGCACTCAAGGCACAGCCCATTGCTGCAATAACGCTCGCAAACGTGACCGTTACAGCAAGGATCGCCAGTAAAAAACTTTTTCAACCCCTGCTCAATCGCCTCTTGGCGTGTGATAATATCCATCAGTTTGCTCCCCCTTGTTTGGTTAAAAATTGCAGGCACTTCATTAGTGGCGAAAATGGATCAGTGCGGCCATACACCAACCGCCCAGATAATAACGGTTCGTCATAATGGTGATCGCCCTCACGCGCCAATCGCCAGCAACTGTCTGGGCTTCCATCGACTTGGTTATATTTTTGGTGTAAGTGATAGCTTTGCAAAACCTTGTTATCGTGATTAACGACATCAATGGCAAACCCCCAAAGCTCCGCGCTTGAACGGATGTTAAACGACACATCTGTGCTAGGGAACATAAACATATCACTGCCCCCCAAAACGAGCCATCAAATACCAGAAATTCCAGTCTGTGATTGCGTTAGTAAAAAACGTGATTACAAATGCTGTCACAAACAGCATCCCAATTGTGTCTTTAATCATGTTACCCTCTCCCATATTTTGATGGTCTATCCAGACGTGCGTCAGGCGTCTTTGGTGCCAACGCCGTCCAGCCATTGACGTGCAGACGGTACGCGCTACACACAACCTCACCGCCGACCCAAGATTCGCCACGCGATATGTGCGTGATGAGGCTCTTGTTATCGGTGCGTTTACAAGCCAACGCGATTGCGTCATACCTGTCGAAAATTGGACCAGTTACAACTGGACGCGTGAACGGATGGCTCACAACGTACCAAAGCTTGACGCGGTCTGATCTGATCTGTTTCATGCTGATCTCCCTTTCTATTTAAGCATGTCGCCAAACAGGCGTTCTACATGCGGGCAACGAGGTGTCGGCTTATTCACATGCCCCCACCACTCAAGGTCGGCGGGCGTCGCGTCGCGCATGAACGTCTTGCCGGTTTCGTTGTCCACATATATCAACTCCTTGTGGCCATCCTCAAACTCGACAATTTCCTGACGATGAAAAACCATATCAATCTCCCTTGGTTGGGCGGGGCTGTTAAGCCGCCGCCTGTCTGATTTCGTTGAATGTGTCAAAGTTGATTGCGATAGCAATCATAGGCAAAAAGCCTTTGCGGGGGTCTGTCATCGTGTCGTATTCGTCAGTGATTAAAGCGCCCTTTTGGATAAGGCTTGAAACCACACCGCGATAAACTTTCGGGTCAAGATTATTTTTAGAGAAGATTGTGCCGCATTGACCCGACCCATCAGTGGTCAACTCAAAAGTGTCAATGTGCGGTGAGTTGTCATCATCTTCAGTATCCCATTTTGCGCCGTGGTTGTCGGCAAGGATGTTCAAGATTTTCATTTCATTTTCAGTAAAGTTAGTCATTTGGTAATCTCCCTGATTTCCCGTGTTTATCCCTCTTACCTATTATATATAGGGATGCTATTTACATATGACAAGACTAATATTGCATTATTATTAAATTAATTGCAGAAAAATAGCACTATGCCTTTAATCGCCCAAATTTGCCCGCTGACGGCATGTAGGTGTTTTGGGGCATAAGCGTACCAAAAAGAAGCCAGAAGCGTTTTTTGCTTCCAGCAACGATCACAGAAGGGTCATAAAATGAGCGAAGTTAAACCAGTTTTGTTGAGGCTCAGAGCCTCGACTATAGAAATGCTAAAAGCCGAGCTGGCTGTGTCGGCTCATAGGTCACAGTCGTCGCTTGCCGACGAGCTGTTGGTCAGGCAGTTGGAGAGCAATGTGCGGCAGCGTCACATCCAGACGACAATGGATCACAAAGCGGGGCGGGGCTGATGCGTGCCGGAGGTGGACGTGCCAAGGGGGCAGCGTTTGAGCGCGAGACCTGCAAGCTCATTGAGCTGGCCACTGGCAGAAAATTACGCAGGCGGTTATCTCAATATCAGGAAAAGAACCTGAGCGATCTGGAACCAGCGGATAACAAGCCGTTTCCGTTTTTGATTGAGTGCAAGCGATATGCAAAAGTTTCGCCTAGCAATGATTGGTGGGATCAGATAGTCACGGCGGCTAAGTCAGCAGCCAATACAAATGACGCCCTGCCGTGTTTAATCTACAAGCTGGATCGGCAGCAGACGCAGGTGCGGATACCGATTCAGGCGCTTGTGGTGCTAGGCAACTCCAGCGTGGCTCAGGATATAGCTGAGTGTTACGATTGGCGCTACACGGCGACGCTGGATTGGGAGACGTTTGAGATGGTGCTGCGCGAACATCTGGCGGTGATGTGATGAAAGCCCACCAGCGCCTAGTCCGTGAAGCCAAAGAGCGTGAAGAAGGTGTCGACCTTTTCGGGGCTTACTGGCACGGCATCGACACAGACATAAAAAAGGCTGAGGTAAGAGAGGTAAGCCATCATCAAGCCAAAGAAATTATCGAAGAATATGAGTGGATGGGCTGTCTGGCTGCCGTCAATTGGTTTTATTACGGAATATTTTTTGACAACATATGCGGCGGGGTTGTCGTCTATGGGCAGGAGTATATCGAAAATTTAGGGCGGTGGGATAAGTATGGGTATACCGGAAAAATCATTTTGCTAAACCGTGGGGCTTGTGTGCATTGGGCGCATCCGCACTCAGCCAGCAAGCTGATCCGCACGTCGATAAAAATGTTGCCAGAAAAATATAAGGTGGTGACCGCCACAGTTGATGACTTGGCTGGCGAGATAGGCACGATTTACCAAGCCTGCGGGTTTGATTACATCGGCTCAATGCGTGATGCCAACCCAAATGTAAACAGTCGAAAGGGTGACAGGTCTGCTTGGCTTATTAATGGGAAGCTATACGGCGCAAGGGCAATGAGGCAGAAGTTTGGCACCACAAAGATTGAGGTGATCCAAGAGAGATACCCAGACGCGAAGCATGTCAAGCAGAACAGCAAGGGCAGATACTTTGCCTTTCGCGGTACAAAAAAAGAGATCAAGGAAAACAGGTCAACAATTAGTCACCTGATAAAACCATACCCAAAAAGGCAGGAAAATGCGTCCTAAATATGAAACACAAGCCGACCGCAACAACGAGCAGCGTGTGGCTGACTTGCTGGCGGAAAAGGGCTACAGCCTCGACAAGCTGCCAATGAGCTTTGGCCTAGACGTGGCCATCACTGACGATTTTGAAGAAAAGATTGTGGCGTTTGCCGAAATAAAGGCACGCACATTTGAGATGAATAAGTACCCGACGGCAATGATTAACCTGCACAAGGTTATCAGGGCGCATGACATTTCCGCTTGCACCAATCTGCCGTCGTACCTCATAGTTCTTTACCGCGACGCACTGGTGCGAATAAATTTTGCCAGTGAGTTCGAGGTCAAGATGGGTGGCAGGTCAGACCGAGGCGATCCGGCGGATCGTGATGTCTGTGCCTATTACCCGATTAGTGGGTTCACGGTTGTGAGCCAATTTTGAAAAGCTGAAAACGAAAAAGGAAACGTAAAATGGCTTTAGGTTTTGTGAATGAAAATGGCGGTGACGGTTCAACAATCGTGCCGATTTTGAAGTATGACACTCGCGGTGGTTACATCATTAAGGTGGATCGTCACCAAGATGAGGGCGGCACTTGGGTGAAGGATGAATCCGAGCTGGAGTATCCGGTCAAGGTTGCAATGGACTTGGAAAACATCAAAGTCGGCTGGCTCGGCTTTGTTGGTGGTGCGCCAGACTTTCATCTGGTCAACATTGGTGAGCCAATGCCAGCACGTCCAAGCCCTGACCACAATCAGGGGTTTCAGGTCAAGCTCTGTAATAAGGAGCTGGGGCTGCGTGAGTTGTCCAGCGGTGCAAAGACTATGACTATTCCAATGAACGACCTGCACAACGCATACGAGGCTCAGAGGGCCGACAATGCGGGCAAGGTGCCGGTCATTGAGTTTACCGGCTCAGAGCGTTACAAGGTTAACACGCCTAACGGTGAATTGACCTTTAAGAAGCCGGTGATGGTCATCAGCGGTTGGGTTGACCGTCCGGCGACCTTAGACGGTGCAGCAGCGCCGCAAGAACCTGCGCCGACAGTGTCAGCGCCTGCAATGGCAGCCGTTGCCACCTCGGCGGCTCCACCAGCGGGCAGCGACCTGTTTTAGCGCGGGAGGTCACGGCGGTTAGGGTTTCCCTCCCTTTCCCTAGCCGCCGTGGCCGCTTTTGCAAAGGGATAAAGGGGCAGGAAAGGGTTTAGTGATGACAAATATATCGGCTCACATTGAGCAAATAGCGCGGCACTATTGGGGCGAACCCAATATGAAGCTGTCTCAAAAAGGCCGGACGCTGCGGTTTGGCAATAGAGGCTCGCGCGAAATTTCTCTGTCGAAAGGCACTTGGTTTGACTTTGAAACCAACGAGGGCGGGGGCTGCGTGGATTTGGTGCGGATGAACGAGGGCGCCACAATCGCCAGCAACATCCCTGAGATATTAGAGCGCAAGTTCGGCATACAGCGTCAGGCGCAGCAGTCTTTGCAGCCAGCGCGGTTTATGTCAGCGGTCTATGACTACATCGACGATCAGGGTGAGGTGCGGTATCAGGTCAGGCGGTTTGAGCCGAAGACCTTTCGTCAGTGTCGCCCTGACGGTAAGGGCGGCTGGCTGTTCAATATGGATGGCGTCGAGGCGTTACCGTATAATCTGCATAAAATCCTAGCGCGTCCAGACGAGCCTATATTCATCGTTGAAGGCGAGAAGGCGGCGGAAAAAGTAGCTACTTTAGGCCTTTTGTCTACTACCAGCCACGGCGGGGCTAAGAAGTGGCAGGCGGTACTCAACCAGTATTTCGTTGGCCGCAATGTCGTGGTGCTTGCTGACAATGACGATGCGGGGCGTGAACATGCGGATATCGTGATCGGCAACCTGTTTGGCGTGGCCAAGCAGATCAAGCGGGTGGAGCTGGACGGACTACCGGCCAAGGGCGATGTCGTTGACTGGCTCGACAGCGGCAAGGGCTTAGAAGATTTGACGGCAGCGGTTAAGGCTGCCGTGGTTGTGGCTGAGGCTCCGGTGGTTGAGGTTGAGGCGGAGGATTATAACAACGATAATAACGACGGCGATTACTTCGATTTCGTTGACGAGGATTACCTGATGAACATGCCGCCGATTGAATGGGCAGTGGGCGAGGGAGACGACGGACTCATTACGGCGCACGGCTTGAGTATGATCTACGGCCCGCCGGGTAGTGGCAAGAGCTTCATCAGTCTGGATATGGCGCTCTGTCAGGCGCACGGTATCGACTGGCAGGGCATTGAGACCAAGCAGGGCGATGTGCTTTACATAGCCGGTGAGGGCGTTGGCGGGCTTGGTAAGCGCGTCAAGGCGTGGAAGTCAACGCACGGCCTCGGCACAAGCGGCCACTTTCACATGCTGCCGCTGGCTGTAAACATGCGCGATCAGGCTGAGGTTGAGAAGTTGATCCGGTCAATCGACCGGCTGGATAGGAAGTGGACGGCGGTATATATCGACACATTGGCGCGAGCAATGCTGGGGGCTGACGAGAATAGCTCGACCGAAAGCGGTCTGGTAATCGCGGCGGCAGACGCCATCCGCAATCATGTGCAGTGTGCGGTCGTGTTTGTGCATCACTCTGGCAAGCAAATTGAGCGCGGAAGCAGGGGTTCGTCGGCCATTCTGGGGGCAGTTGACGCGTCTGTGGTGGTGTCGAAGGATGAAAACTACATAACGATGCGCGTTGAGAAGCAAAAGGATGCCGAGCCTATGGCCGATATCACGCTGGAGATGACGCCGATTGCATCTATATCAGGATCATCTGTGGTGCTGACGAGGCTGGATGGCGATGAGGCGGCGCGGATAAAGCGGTCGAAGCCACTCAATGCGGATCAGAAGATAGCCCTTGAGGCGCTCAGAAATGTCATCATAGACACCGGCAGAGACCGCGTTCCGTCGCGTGAATGGGCGGATGCACACGGCGGAAAATTGCCCGATAAAGACCCAAAAAGGCGCGGAGATGACCGGACGGCACTAATTAAGAAGGGTCTGGTCGGTGCAGACAAGTGGACAGTGTGGCTAATTAACG